CAGGCTCACGGTAATTTTACCGCCCATGTCCACGCTGGATGCGCTCAGCTTGGGCGTGGTGGCTCGGGGGATGGTGTTTAGCGTCACCGTCTGGCTCGCCTCGATAGTGTCGTACCGGGTGCCGCTGATGGTCGCCCCGATTTCAAAAACTGCCTTGATAGTTACGGACTTTGTGCCGTCGGAGTTGTGGGCGATGTTGCCACTCGTCACCGTGGCAAGCTTGGTCGTTTTGCCGCCGCTGTTGTTGATGGCGGGGGAGGTCCAGGTGTAGCCGGTGCCGTTTATCGTGGTTTTGTTGTCGGTCCTCTTTGCAATATTGAGCGACCAGGACGAAGCCTGCACCAGGTACATGACGGCGGTAATTTTGCTTGTGTTGCTGCTTATGCTCTGGGTTGCGCTCCAGTCTACCCGGAGCTTGTACTTCCCGTCCTTGATAGACCCGGAAAAGCTACCGCTTAACGCCATTTACTCCACCACCTTTACTATGGATAAATTCCCGTTTGCACGGGGTACGGCGGCAATGTTGCCCACCCTCAGACTGTGCAGGAAATGCCCGTCCGTGACGTATAGCCGCTGGTTGTTCAAATATGCTACTTCTGCGCCTGCGTCTAAAAAGCTGATTCGGTCGTTTTCAATGCGCAGGGTCAGCTCGTTCCCGACCTCGCCCAGGATGATGTCGCCGCCCTCAAAACGGATATACTTTTGCAGGGTCTCGAACTGCTCCCGGGCGGCTGCGTCGTTTGCGTCGATGGTCGTCTGGAGCTCTGTAAACGTAAATGTAAAACTTTCCGCCAGCTGCTCCATGCTCGTGGATACCAGGCTCTGGACCTCCTCGCCGGTCATTACCATTTCGGAGACCTCCAGCCGGAGGGCTTCCGACGTTTGCTGTATCATGCTTGCCAGCGTGGTCTGTGCCTCCTGCACTGCCGCCGCCGTGTTGACCTTGTAGTCCGCCACGATCTGCCGCTCCGCTGCTTGCAGGTCTGCGGCGTTTTTATAGTCGCCGGCAGCGTCTGCGCCGGTCAGCGTCTGCGCCTCCTTGCCCAGCGTTACCTTGCTATTTTCCGGGTGCAGCAGGTCCTCGGTGCGGTCTGTCAATAAAAAATCCTCGTCCACGCCGTGCGGCTTGCTGCGGACCCTTACCAGGTCGCCCACCTGCATGCTGTCCATGCTTACGTCTACCCGGGACAGGTCCAGGGCGGACAGCTCCAGCGTCGTGATGATGCTTTTATTTTCGTGCAGGTACTTCTGCGCCCTTGCCAGCAGGTTGGCGGGCTCGGTCACGTCGTCCCAGTACACCGCCCGGGCGATTACCCCATAGCGTGCCACTGCGTCGTAGTCCTGCACATAGTCCCGCCCCTCGTTGACGCTCTCGACGGTCAGCCGCTCGCCGGTCTCCCCGGTCGTCTCGGTCTCGCTGCCCTCCTCGGTTGCCTCGGTGTCCTCGGTGGTTTCTTCCTCCGGCGGCTCGATCTTTGCGCCGTAGGGGATAACTACGGTTACAAGATCAGAGTTTCCGCCGGTGCGGGCGTAGTCCAGCAGGTTCTCGCCAAACTCTACCGCCTGCCGTGTCCGGTACTCCAGCTCGGCGTACCAGTTGAGCACCCGGCGGCTACTGGTGCCGCTCTGCGTGATTACAAAATAACCGCCGCACAGCTCCCGCAGCTTGTTCAGCGTGTCGGAAAACTGCTCCGCCTTGCTGTTTTCAATGCGTATATAGTTATTCGGGTCCGTTACTGTGACGGTGCCCACGTCAAACTGTTTATAAGCCTCCACCTGTGCGTTGTACAGCTCGACGACCTGCGCCAGAATTGCCGCCGGTCCGTCCTGGTACACATACGGGCGGTGTACTCCGTCCCGGAAAAAATTGAGCTCTCCCTCGCATGTGATGGTACGGAAATTATAAAAATCATCCGTAGGATAGAGGGCACGCCCCCGGAATAGGAGCTCGTCGTCCTTGTAAATCGTCACAACGGTGGTATAGCTTTTAAAATAATCATACGCCGGATGCCCTGGGGGCATTGTCAGCGTAGCCGTGCCCGCCTTTTGCAGGCTCGCCGTATAAGATAGGGCGGACAGCTCGTAGCCGTCCAGCCTGCTATCATAGACCAGTTGACGATCTGCATAAACCTGAATCATGCTACAGCACCGCCTCTCTATACCGGAAATTTAACGTACATTCGCCGATACTGTTATACTTGATCTCATGCGACCCCTGCGGCAGGACCAGGTCGGGGAGTTGGTACTCGCCCGCCCCCAGTGCCCAGGAGCTGCCGCCAAAGGACAGAAGCACCGTCTCGCCCTCCGCCGCCGTGATAGTCAGCAGCGGGACGACGGACCGCCGCCCATTGTTTGCCAGGTAGCCCGTGGCGGGCTCGCCCGGTGTGGTCTGCAGCGTGATGTTGGTCTCGGTCACTGCGTACCGCCACGGGTCGCAGACCGCCGTCACCGTTACCGATGCGTGCGCCGGGTCGTTATAGTCCCGGGCGACGTGTACCCGTCCGGTGATGTAGTGCAGCGGGTCGTCGGGCAGGTAGATGTCAAGCCGCCAGCCGTCAAGCCAATTTTTCATGGTCCGGATGACTTCCTCCCGCTCCAGGCGGGAACCGTCGGACAGCTCAAAGCGGGCGGTCAGTGTCCGGCTTTTATACCTCGGTACCCCGTCGGTCAGTGCTGCGGATGCGTCCAGCTCTCCGTCTCTGCCGGGGATTTCCACCAGGTTTGCCTTGTGCTCAGCGTCGGACAGCGTCCACTCGCACAGGGTCCAGCCGCCGTGGGCGGCGGTGTCGTATGTGCCAAAAATGATTTTACGTTTTTCCATTTACACCGCCCCCCTCGCTGCCAGTGCTCTACGCTGCCCGAGTGCCCCGTCGATTGCGTCCACGGTTGCGCCGACCAGTGCCTTGCCGTCAATCGTCAGCACCTGCCCACGCTCCAGCAGGTCCAGAACCTTGTCAAGTTTTGCCATGAGACCATTGTCCACGCCCGGAACCGCTGCCGCCGCTCTTGCTGTGCCTCGCAGGCTCCGCTCGATTGCCAGCCCGTCCAGCTCTCCAGACGCTGCGCCCAGCATGTCGCCGGACAGGGTCCGCATGGCTGCCACAGGTTTGGCGGCGTTGTCAAGTACACCGCCCGCCAGACCTTCGTCAAGCATTTCACCAATCCACGCAGTTTCCGTGGACGGGGAGTGCACGCCGAAAAAGCCCTTGATACTGTCCAAAACAGACGACGCAAAGCCGCTAATCTTATTTTTAAGCCACTGCACCTTGTTGCCGATGCCGTTCCAGAGACCGGTCACCAGGTCGCCGCCGATGCTTGTAATTTTGCCCGGCAGATTTTTTAGCCCGTTGGTGACAGCAGAAACGACGTTAGACGCTGCGGTCTTTGCCTTTGCCACCATGCTTGTGCCCCACTGGGCTACTCGCTGGATAGCTCCAGAAATGGCACTATAAACACGCCCGGGCAGGTTCTGGAGGAACTGCGCCACGGTGTTGACGGTGTTAGACGCTGCGGTCCTTGCCTTGCTAATCATGTTAGCCGCCCAGGTCGTCACCTTCTGAATGACGTTGTTAAACACGGTCGCCGCCTTGCCGGGGAGCTGTTGCAGGAACTGCGCCACGCCCGCCACAAAGTCGGTCGCCATTTTCTTGGCTCGTTTTACCATGTCCGCCGCCCAGGTCTGCACGGGCGGTATAACGTCCATAAGCCAGTCGGAAAATGCGTCTGCCAGGTCTCCAAACCATGCCGCCAAAGATGCCCCGATGTCGTCCAGTGCCCTGGCTAACTCGCCGTAAATCTGGGGAATTGCGTATACAAGCTGCATAAACAACTCGACCGCATAGCCCAGAAGTACCGGGAAATTTTCCACCAAAATGGTGGCGATTGTTGCCACGATCTCCGGAATCATTGGCAAAAGGGAATCAATAAGCAGCGGGACAGCTTGCAGGACTGCGGAGAACATTTGCACCGCACCCTCCAGCAATGCCGGGGTAGCCTGTACCAGCAGACCCACAACGGACTGCACCAAAGAGGGCAGAACCTCCAGCAGGCTGGCGATAACTACCGGGATAGCGTCGATAATAACGCCCAGCAGGGTGATGGCTGCCTCGATCAAAAGCGGGGTGCCCTGTGTCAAAAAGTCGGCGACGCTCTGCACGATGGACGGAATCAGCACTGCCAGGCTCTCGACGATCTGCGGGACAGCGTCCAGGAGTGCCTGGAAAAACTGCACCGCCGCCGTCAGCAGGGCGGGCATGGAATCCACCAGCCCGTAGCACAGGTCAATAACAAGCGTGTCGATCTGGTCCACCAGGTCGCCCACGATGCCCGGCAGTGCCTCGGCGATAGCTGTAAAAAACTGTACCGCCGCCGTCAGCAGCTGCGGGGCTGCCATTATCAAAGCGTCGGTTATAAAGTACGCCATGTCCAGGACTGCGGACAGAACGGACGGACCGGCAGCCGTCAGCCCCTCAATGAGGACCATAACCACGTCGGTGGCGGCTCTCATAATTTGCGGGGTCATGTCTGCAAAGGTCGTAACCAGTCCGGTGATCAGAGACACCGCCACCTCCGCCAGGGCGGGCACCATCTCGGTGACTTTGCCCAGCAGCTGGGAAATGATACCGGACAGGGCGGTGCCCAGCCCGTCAGCCGCTCCAGCGTCGCCGTTAAACAGTCCCCGCAGGGATTCCGTAGCGGCTACCACGCCCGGCACCAGGTCGGACAGCAGAGACGCTCCCAGCATTTTAACGTCGGTTACTACCGGCTCGGTAACTGCGCCAATCTCCGCCATGCTGGCGGTCCACAGCTCGTTAGCCTCATTCGCCCGGATGATCTCGGCGTTAGTCTCTTTGTATGCGTCCGCCGCCTCACTGTAAAGCCCGGTCAGCGTCTCGGTGATGAGTGCCTGCCGCTCCTGCTCGGTGCTGCATGCGTCCAGGCTTGCCTGGAAGTCGTCCTCAGATACGCCCGCCCAGTTGAGTGCGTCAGCCAGTGCGCCGGTCAGTGCGCCGGTCTTGGCGGTCTCGTTTGCCGCCTCTGTCAAGCCTTCGATAGGCAAGGACGCACCAAAGGTCGCATAAACGCCGGTACAAATGTCTGTCCAGCTTGCCAGGTCCTGCTCGTTGTCGGTCAGCTTCGCCAAATGGTTGGCTGCCTCG